GCCGGAATTATCCGCATTTCTAATACATTCCGTGGACCAAAGTCGCGCCAATACTGGGTTTCAGCGAATTCAGGGATCCAAAAACTAGGTCAAACATTATGGCCGGAAATATTGGCCATATCGCCCGGTTTGGGCTGTATCACGAAACTTGCGCCTCTACGCAAGTTGCCACCCAAAAAACACACGAAGACCGCGTCGTATAGGGGCTGCGGCCAACTTCGGTAAGATACTTTGGCGATTTGGGGGAAGGCTGAACTGCGCACTAACCTAGAAAAATAATGCGCAGTTCGAAAAAAATGCGCAGTTCGGTAAATATTTATAATATTCAAAGTCTTACAGTCACGCTGAGTTCATCTTGCTGGATCACGAACTGCGCACTGTTTTTGCCCAAAAACGACCCTTAAATGGACCATTCAAGTGCCCATAAATGCCGCCCATTGCGCTCATATTCTGAGCTGAATATTCCCACCGAAAACCTTTAGCTCGAACCAGCTACTCTACCCCCGAGAAGCGAGGGCTTGAGAGGGCGTGGCGTGCGCGAAAAAGTGTGCAGTTAGCCGCTGCCACCAGCCCACGTGAACCAGGTGCCGGGGAGCGTCAGCTATCGGGTAATCCGACAAAACCTGTTCATTCTGCACCAGGGTAGCCAATGCCCGGCGTACGGGTGGCTCGTCCTTTTCGATCTCCAACCGGCGCCGCTGAAGTTCCCCCAATCGGGCATCATCGTGGTCGGCAATAATGTCTTGCTCCAGTTCGACAAACCGGCGTCGCAGGTCGCGATGAAGATTTGCTGATTCGCTGAATCCAACTACAAGATCAATGACCGACATCGTAGACACCAGCGCAGCAGCCACTATGGCGAGGGAGGTGTCGACCTTTCCAAGGAGTGCAGCCATTGTTGTTGTTCCAAAGATGGCACCAACAGCGGCAGTGAAGCGGTGTGCAGTTACGAAGAAATGACGTCGCCGGTCATGATACCGAATACAGACCCGAACCCCGATTAGCATTCCCCACATGTCCTCAGATAGGTCGTCTATGCGCATTATTTCCCCCTGGGCTTTGGTGGTGGTTTGGTTGTGAGTGTGAACCCGAGGTTGTCCAGCTTACCATTTTTTTGGCGATTAGATGCAGTACCTTGCCCCGCCCCCTTATCGCGTTGCCCCTTATCTGGTTCTGGTGGTGCTTTTTTCTTATCAGACATCAGATTGCTCCTTCTGTATTTATAGCCTTCTTCCGATCCATTCTACTTTTCCAACAATTGTCAGGTCGTCCGCCTTCTTGTAGATGGGCTCATATCTCGGATTGTCTGACCGAACATGGTAGCCGCCTTCAAGGTCGGGCTGGAGACGTTTAACCACCAAGCCGCCGTCCAGTTTGAGCACGAAAATACCTTCCTGCCCAGCGCGCTGGCCAGGTGCTAATCCTTTCACCAAATCCTGCTTATGCGCGGTGCCTTGATTGTGAAAATACACTGTCACCAGGAGCGAGTCGCCGGGCCGAATTGTCGGATCCATCGCGTCGCCCTTCGCGGTGAGAAAGCTGAGTTTCTCCGGTGCCAGGCCGTGCATTTTTAGCCAGTCTTTCCGGAACGCCATTCGAGTGTTCACCACCTGCCCGTCATCGTCGTCTGAATACTCCACCTTTAGGTTGTTTATGTAGGCGAATTCGTCATCGGAACCGCCTGGCCTTTTTGGTCCCGTTCCCGTAAGAAGCCAGTGAGGGTGGAGACCAGCGGCTCCGGCGATCATCAGGAGCTTTCCTGCCGTGGGCTCCGACTCGCCTTTAATCCATTTCCATAGTACCGATGTCGAAAGCCTAGTCCTTCTCGACAGTTCAGCTACAGACTCAGCGCTTCGCGCGGCCTCCTCAATACGACTTCCAAGACCTGGTACTGCCCGTTCTTCATTGTATTCGTGCATCTTGCAGCCTTATCAAACATAAAAACAAAATATCGTCACGAAACCGTTGACATAAAATGCACACACGATATATTCGTCCGTATGGAATATATAGACAAGCCAGTAGACCTGCCTGATCCCGAGGTGCTTGCCGATACACAACGGCGCGCCTCCTGGGTCATTTATCAATTAAAGCTTCGAGGGTTGAACCTCGCTGCGTTGGCCAGACAGTACGGGCAGCAGCGCCAGTACCCAGGCTTCGCTCTCCGCAAGCCATGGACTCTCTGGGAGTGGCGCATTGCCAAGGCACTGGGCCGCGAGCCGCAGGAAATTTTCCCGGAGCGCTACTACCCAGACGGGCTTCCAATTCATTCCAGGGGCCTTCCCGCGAAATTCAAAGAAGCCAAGCCGAGATCGCTGTCTTGAGCATAAGGATAGCACTCCCAGTGACCATAACAATGTCGATGAGGGAACTAAAAATGGACGTTCGCCAATCCGATTTGTTTTTTGAATCCGTCGACGTAGATGCGCTACGTCAATCCCGCGACCAGGTGTGCTTAATGGTCGCACAAGCCACAACCAGGCTGAGCCGTGATCGTGTTGCGGACGAAATGACCAGCCTGGGATGCACCACATCCAAAGCAATGATCGATGCCTGGGCTAGCCCGTCGCATACCGGCCACAACCTTCCCTTCTATTTAGTAGCACCGTTCGAGACCGCTTGCCGAACCACGTTACTCACCGATTGGCTGGTGAGCCTGCATGGCGGTTCCGCCTGTTACGGCGAAGAGGCACTGCGTCGCGAGGTCGCTACTGAGCTTGCTGCGCTGGAAGTCGAGCGATCGGAATTCACGCGGCGGATCAACTCGCTTCGCAAGAAGATCGGAGGCATCTCCTAGTGTCACCCACAGAGATTAATCCCACCCGAATGAGTGCCGCTGCGGCGGAATTGATCTGGAGAATTTTGCACACTGACTTTGGATACGACTATCTACAAGACGCTGTGAAAATAGATATCACGGACCTTGACCTCTGTAATCCAGACACAATATTCAGGGGCGATCGAGAAAAACTACTGGCGAAAGCAATAGTAGGGGCCCTCTGTATAAGGCACGACGCCGTGTTTATCACCCGTGGACACAGCGTAATGCTCCTTCATTTTCGAGATCAGTTTTTTGATGTCTATAGCTTCGCCTATAGCAGCACATCTTGGATTTTCTCCTACTACCCCACCTGCACGACCTTCGGTATCCGAGATCTCGAAATTGTTGAGAGTTTTACTCACAGCAAACTCGACAATTCAAGCGAGCTGATAGCGGCAGGCCGAGAAGAGGATGCGGGCGCGGAAAGAGTAGTAGGAACACGAGTCATTCAATATATCTGCGCAGCGGGATTTCGGGCAAATAGCCCAACGAAGGCGCGCGAGTGAAGCACGCCGCCACCATTCAGGAGATTGCAGCTGCACTGGCGGTTAAAAAACGTTGGGCTCAGACGGTAGCTGGAAAAGAACACTGGCCATTTGAAAACGGAGGTGGGCGAGGTGCTCCGCGCTACTACCCGATTGAGAGCCTTCCTGAAAATGTTCGTGCTGCTGTGCTGCTCCGCCGGGAACGCGAGAAAGCTCAGCCTGAACAATCAGCCGAGGTACCGCCAGAATCTGCAAGTGACACGCTAGCAGCAGCTTGGGAGAACTTTCGAAGCACCACGCAGGCGCACCGAGAGCAGGCCCTTAAGCGCGTCATGATCGTCCAGAAGGTCGAAGCTCTGATTGGTGAGGGGATCAAGGTGGGCGCAGCCTTGAGAGCTGTTGCAAAGGAATTTGACGAGAAGATTGGTACCGTTGATCGGTGGCGCGATACCGTCATCAATAGCGACAGGCCTGACTGGGCGGCGCTGTTAACACCAAACTATAGTCAGTGCGGCCGCCCCAGGGGTGAACGCAACGAGGCGGCATGGGAATTCTATAAAACCCTGTACCTGCGCGAGGAGAAGCCCAGTCACGCATACTGTTTCCGTCTCCTGAAAAGAACTGCACTTAAACACGGATGGAAAATCGCCAGTGCTAGAACATACAAACGATGGGTCGATGAAATAGACCTGGCAATCGTTGAAGTTCGCCGCCGAGGCCAGGAAGCGCTCCATCAAATGTATCCGCCGCAGGAACGCACGCGAATCGGCATTGATGTTATGCACACAGTGACCTGCGACGGCTACCGGCACAATGTCTTCGTCCGCTGGCCGGACGGCACCGTCAAACGACCAATGACCTGGTTCATTCAAGACTTGAAATCAGGAAGGATCGTTGCTCACCGCACCAGCTGGAGCGAGAACACGGAAATTATTAGCGGCTCACTGCTCGACCTCCTTGAAATAGGAGTGCCGAAGGTGATGATCCTCGACAACACTCGTTCCGCCGCAAACAAGCAAATGACAGGCGGCATAGAGAACCGGTACCGAGACCATCTGCGACCTGACGAACCGCTCGGCAAGTTACCTTTGCTGGGGATAAATGTCACTTTCACAAGTGTGTACGAATTCGGTGGCAGCGGTCAGTCCAAATCTGTCGAGGCTGCCTTCAGGAATAGCGGCGGTTTGGGTGAAGTGATCGACAAGTTCCCAGCCTTCGCGGGTGCATGGACTGGCTCAGGTCCGTCGGAAAAGCCAGAAAATTATAACCCCAATAAAGCGATACCACTGGACGTCTTCTTATCGATTAAGGACCAGGAAGTCATTGCGTGGAATGCTCAGCCCGCGCGGCGCAACGAAACCTGTGCCGGCAAACTCAGCTTTGACGATGCATTCGAGATGGGCCTTAAAACTGCACAAGTGAAGAAGGCGAATGAGGACCAGCGGGCGATGGTCCGGATGGATTTCGAAGCAGTCACGGTCTCGAAGTATGGGACGTTCAAAATCAACACAGGTCGAATCGCACCGATCGACGGCGCTCGAACAGGCGGATACAACCGCTTTTACCACCCGCTACTTGTGAACGAGGTAGGAAAGAAAGTTATTGCATGGGTCGATCCTCGCGATCTGCACAAGCCGGTGCAAGTACGCGACCTGGATGGAACCTTTATCTGTGAGGCTCAGATTCTGGAGAAGCGTGGCCACAATGATAAAGATGCTGCGCGAATCGACAACAATAATCGTGCAGCCTGGAAGAAGGGCATAAAGCAAGCCGCGAAGGCCCTTACTCAGCTAACGATCGGTGATGCCGCCGCAATGATTCCTGGTGTAACCCCACCGGTGTTCAGTCCAGCCGCTGTTGTCGAGATTATGCAAACCCCGCACCTGGGTGCAAAGGGCAGCCACGAGCAGACTCTCTCCGCCGCTGAACAGGCAGACGTCGCTGAGAAGGTTGCACAAATCAACACCGAGCTGAACGCGCTGAACAAGGCGTCCGCCATCGTTGATCGAGAAGACATATCGGCCTGTGTTCATCTCTACGGACGTTTAGCGGGCAAGCACCTTACTGGCGAGCAACAGATCTTCTGCACCTGGTTCGAGGGCGAATCCGGGTACATGGCGACATACGAGCTGTTGAAGGATGACATCGATTTTGACGCGGGCGGATTACCCAGAGGCAGGACTGCTGGGTGAGCGTTCGGGCAAAAAAAAGCCCGCTGACACGGGCTTCTTGAAGTAACGGCATTTGAAGTGCCGCAACCAACTGGAGAAGGAACTATGAGTGAAAAGATAACACCTGTCAACAACGTGGGGGCGTTGACCAACGTGGTGCTGGCACTGAACGCGATGAGTTCAGCGCTGGACCGTGATAGCGATATGCCGGGGATTCTTTGCCTACACGGTCGCAGTGGCCTTGGTAAGAGCAAGGCGGCCTCGTTTCTTACAGTGAAATTTGATGCCTGTTATATCGAGGGTATTTCGCTGTGGACCCGCAAGGCCTACCTGGAAAACATCCTAAAGGATCTCGGTATTCACCCGGAGAAAACCATGTGGCAGATGCTGGAACAGATCGGGGAAGAACTTTCCGCTACCGGACGGCCGCTGATCATTGATGAAGCCGACTATCTGGTGGATAAGGGCCTCGCACCGCTGGTGATGGATATCTACCAGGTATCACAAACCCCTGTCTTACTGATCGGTGAGGAGCGTCTACCCAACAAGCTGCTGACCAAACACGAGAAGATCCACAATCGCGTGCTCCACTGGATCGCAGCGCAGCCTGCGAACGCTTCTGACTGCCAGACGCTCACTCAGATGTATGCGCCAGACATCAAGTTCGACAAGGCCCTGCTTGAGCACATCAACAAGACAGTCGACGGCTGCACGCGCAGGGTGGTGGTCAACATCAACCTGGTGCGCGAGACCGCCCTGAAAGCCAAAGTCAGTTCAGTCGACCTCGACTGGTGGGGTGAACGCGAGTTGTACACAGGCCAGAGCGCGAAGCGGAGGGCCAAGTGATGCCCAGAAAGCCGGTATCTGATCGCGCCGGGGCCGAGTTCACAGACGCACGAGCGGCGGTTTGGGCGGCAATCCGTAAGCGCAAGCAATTCACTATTGAAGATCTGGAACTCGACACAAGGGAGAACAACCGCACGATATCGACCTATGTCCAGAGCCTCAAGAACGGCGGCATCCTGGAGATGGTCGGTCACGACACGCGGGGCATGAATTCACAGGGAGTGACAAAGCGCAAGCACATGAACCGTCCCGGAATCTTCCGCCTGGTAAAGAACGTCGGCTCAGAGGCACCTCGCCTGCAACGTGACGGCACGGTGGTCACTCAGGGCAGCGGTACCAGAAACATGTGGCGCGTGATGAAAGTGCTGCCGAGTTTCGATTATCGGGAGCTAGCCAACGAGGCTAGCGTCGACGATGTCGTCGTCAAACTCAGTGCGGCGAAAGACTACATCCACTACCTCCACAAGGCAGGCTATTTGCAACTTGTCCGAGCGTCGAAACCGGGCACCGCTGCTCAGTACCGGATGATCAGGAGCAGATTCACCGGCCCGAAGCCGCCCCAGATACAGCGCGTGAAGCATGTGTTTGATCCAAATGTCGGCAAGGTGGTGTGGCCCCAGGAGTGCGCCCAATGAGTAACTGGATTGAGAGGCTCAGGAACGAGTGCGACGTTAGCTCACAAGGCAAGGTGGCCAAAACACTGCGACAAGAAGACGGCTTTCCCAGTTCAGGAACGATCAACCGTGTGCTCAATGGCAGTTACCCCAGTAGAAAAGGTCTCGAGCGCATGCGCGCACTGGTCGAAACCCTCCTTAGTGATGACAAGCAAATTGAACTGCACCAGCCGGGAATAACGAGTAGTTCGCGGACCAACACATGCAAGCATGAAATCAGCGACTGGATCGAGGTGCTTAAGCATCAATGCACCGAAAAATCACAGAGTAAGGTCGCTGCAGAACTGCGCCAACGCGACGGTTTCCCCAGCCCCACGATCATTAACCAGGTGATCAACAGTAGCTACCCAAGCACCAAGGGACGCAATCGGCTACGCGGGTTGGTGGAAGGTCACTTCATGGGCGTATCGGTCACGTGCCCAATCCTTGGCGAGATCGGGCTGGATAAGTGCGCAAACTGGCAAGCCCAACCCTATATGGCAGTCAACCCGCTACGCACACAGATGCATCGTGCATGCCGGACCTGTCCCAACCGGAGAGAAGAGCAATGACTCTAGCAACACTGATAGCAAAAACAAGTACTGCCCAGGCATGCATGGCAGACCTGCACCGGCGCGGAATTGATCACCTGGTGGAGTCTGTTTACACCAGCAGCACAAATCCGACGCCCATCATTCGACTGAACCGAGATCCCAAGTGCGTGATCGGTGGATCCATTGTCCGGCGCGGTAAGGATCGTCGCCGGGTCATTGGTGCCTCGCACCTGGGCTGTCAATTGCGATGGGAGGTGCCTGCGCAATGAGTCGACTAACTGCAGCACAACAGTACACGCGTGCGCTCTCAGAAAAGGTCGCGAACCTAGATCCATTCACCAGGCCAGCGACTCTTGAAGAGCATATACAGACTCTGCTCGCGCAGATCGCCGCCGATATCGCTACGGGAGAGGTCGTAACGCTCGAACACATCGGCGAATTCATCAAGGTAGACAACCATGGCCCGATGATTCGCTACCAGGCGGATCGGCGGCTGCTCGAGAGCTGCTGCATCGCAAATCTCAAACAGAAAGGAGGTATATAGCATGGCTCGACGCAAACCAAACCCACCTGCAGTGGTGATAAACAATCTGGAACAGGCTGACGATCTGCTGCGTGAGATGGCCGAATGCAGCCGTCGTATTGATGCGATCAGATCGACAATGAACGAAGCAATCGACGCAGCCAAAGCCGAAGGAAAGGAACAAGCAGCTGGGCATGCAGCTCGCCTGAAGGAACTTGAGGAAAGCCTCGCTGCTTACGCCACCTACCAGAAACCTGAACTGTTCAAGTCCAGAAAATCTGTCACTCGAGTGTTTGGGACATTCGGGTTTCGCAAATCGACAGAGATTAAGCCACAGACCAAGCACACCTGGGGCAGCATTCTCGAACAACTGAAATCACTGGGTATGAACCATGCGGTGCGCACAAAGGAGGAGGTAAACAAAGAGACGCTGCAGGAATGGCCCGACGAGCGACTTGAGAAAGTGGGAGCCCGGCGTGTCAGTGAAGACAAATTCTGGGTTGAGGTCGATCAGGCGGCTCTGGAGGATACCGCTAATGGCTCGCGTTAGATCCCAGATCCACCTGGTGGCACAACGAGATGCCCTCATGCGATTGCATGCAGAGGACCGCAGCTATGCGCCGCTGTTGCAATGCTGGGGGCAGGCTCTGCAGCCAGCAGAGCGTGAGGCATTGCAGGCTTACGACACCATTTTGAGACGCTATATCAGTACCGCACCCCGGCCTGAAAAGCCGAGTCAATCGGTGCATTGAGGAGATGGCCATGCACGCAGCAACGATCGGTAACAGTAAGCGCCTACAGCGAGTCGATGCAGTACTCGCAGATGGCAACCCACACAGCACCATGGAGATTATCGAGGCCGCACAAGTATGCGCGGTGAACTCCGTCATTGCTGAGCTGCGTGCAAATGGTCGCACCATTACTTGCCAGCGCGTCGATGACGTCTGGTTCTATCAGATGGAGACAGATCTATGAACCTATCAATGCCCCGAGTACCGGGCCATACCCCGCTGCAAAACTTGTGGCGGAGCACGGTGATGAATCAGTCAGCGCAAATTCGCCTGCACCTGCAAATCCTGGCTGTGCTTGGCTCCCAGAAGACGATGTCAGTACTTGACATCGCACACGGTCTCTACGTGGATCGCGCTGAAGACGAGTTACCCACTGCGACTATCGAGCTGGCAGTACGGGATCTATGCGGGATGGCCATTGTACGCCGATGTTGGGTGCCGAGACGAAGGCACTACACATTGACACGCTACGGTCGACGATTGCATCAGGACGTTGTTGACGCATGCGCGACAGGCACGCATAGACATTGCTACACGAACTCCATTTTTGATGGCTTGCTGCCATGAGCATCACCAAAGACCAGTGGGCAGCCGTAGAGGCCGAACTCAAACGACCCTATGGTCGCTGTGACTTTAGTGTCGACGGCAACGATATCAGCGTGCAACGCGAAGGCTATTCGGAAGGCCGCACATGCTTGGTTGTCTACATTAACGGCAGCTGGACCTTCGGTTGGGGTTCTCCTGAATCCGATAAATTCAGGCCGATTACGACTCTTGTCTGGCGGAAGCGCTCTAACGCTCTCTACAAGCCCAAGCAAAAGGCGAGCTTGATCAAAGCCTTTGGTGGCGTGAGAAAGACAAGAGAACGATTCCCAAAACTCGACAAAGTGTCCGTGCGCTATGAACCCATATTCTTCAAAGCTAGCGCGTTGGTCAGGCAGCTTCGGCGCATTCCCACCAAGGATATCAGGTTGGGTCGCATTGGGCACGGCTACCCGGAGATGATCAGGTGAGCACTACGGTATTCAGGAGATTCAAGTATGAAAAGTGACGCTGGTGAGTCAGCAGCATCAATCAATCGACGAATGGATGCCACTGCCTGGGAACGAGCGCGGATGGAGATGGAAAAAGGGTTTTATCTCCAACGGCCGCTTAAGCTATCCAAATATTATGCGAACGATAAAGGCGGAATTTCACGAGCAGGTGTGGCTCGGCTACTAAGAGACGGAAAAATCATTTCAGTCGGAGATCATACGTATGACCTTGGATCCAAACAATGAGCATCACCAATAAGGACCGCCGCACCATCTTTGCGTTGGCACGTGAAGTGGGCTTGGACGATGACGCACGCAAGCACGTGCAGCTGGAGATCACTGGCAAGCAGAGCACTACAGATATGGTGCCGATCGACGCAGGCAAGCTGATCGCGCACCTCAAGAAGTTGCGCGGTCCCGCTAAACGCTACCCGAGGCGAGCTGGTCGCGTACCCGGCAACCTGAGGCGCGAGCCAATGCTACAAAAAATCGAAGCCCTGTTGGCCGACATGGGGCTGTCCTGGGAGTACGCAGAGAGCATCGCCTGGCGGATCACAGGCGGCAAGGGAGAGCAACCAGGCAGTCAGCCTGGCGTGAAGCGCATGGAGTGGGTGCGCGATGACCGCGATCTGCGAGCAGTTGTTGCAGCGCTCCACGTGGAACAACGTAAACGGCATAGCTATGCCCTCATCGGCCGGGAACTTGAACGGCTGCAGAAGGATGAGACCTGGCTCGAGTCGCAGATCCAACCGCCTTGGGTTGGCAAATGGAAGCGGCACACTAAGCGGCTGAATGCAATCCACGAAATGCTGGTGGCAATGTGAGCTGGTACACCGACAGTTATGCCTGGATACAGCAGCAGCAAGCTGAACATCCGGGTCTGAACAGAGCAGAGCTTCGCAAATACTGCTCGGCAAACTATCCCTATGACATGCGCAGTGGTTGGGCCTACAAGTCGTGGCTGAGAGCCATGAATACATTTTTCGGAAAGCAGAAGGCGGGCAAGCGACACAACCAGATCGAATTGCCCATGGCTATTGGGTCGGAGGATTCATGAACCGGGTACAAATCAAATTCATCAACGATGCGCAGGACCAGCCAGAGAAGCTCACCGACTGGGAGTGGGACTTCATTGGCAATTTGGCTGAAAAGGATGAGGCATATCAGCTGAGCGAAAAGCAGAATGCCATCCTGAACCGCATACAACGCAAACTCGATTAAATGGACTTATCGTGATTACTTGCCCAAATTGCAATTCCACACTCAACCTGGAGCAGCTTACCGAGGACGCGGCTGCTCGCCACCTCTTTGCGCTGATCGCACAGACAGGCATAGCATCACCGATAATCGCCTATTTGGGACTGTTTAAGCCCCGCAAACAGGCACTTCGTTGGAGCCGTGCCGTGCAGCTAACCGATGAAGTACTTCAGCTCTGGGGCAACGATGGCCGCCTGGGTGCCGCTCTAACCAAGACTGTGGAAGCCATGCGTGAGAAACGCCAGGCAGAACATTGGAGGCCACTGGGCAATCATAACTACCTCTCATCGGTGATTGATGGGCTGCCAGCACACAACGCCATGATCGTGCGCAAGTCTGCTACCGGAAAAACGCGGGATAGATCCCTCAGCGATGATCTGACAGATACGAGCTGGGCTGACTGACCCGTGAACGACGACGCACAACTTCGCTTGCTGCCGCCACGGACTCGCCTTCTGGCGCGCCGTATAGGCTTGCCGGCTCTCACGAAGTTGTCGCGATGGCGCGGTGGTGTCACGATCTACGTGCCCAGCAGAGAGCGCTTGCGCCGAGGGCATCCCATCGCAACTTGTATAGGATGGGACGCAGCCCAGGCGCTGGCTGACGAAGAAGGCAGACGCCTCGAGGTACCCTTTTGCAACCAGGCAGTAAACGCAGCCTTGCATGATCAGATCAGGGAGTATCGGCGTTCGCACAGTGAGCGCGACACGGCACTGAAATTCTCGATTAGTGATCGGTGGGTACGCTATCTCATGACGAAGAGTGAGCCTGAATCAGGGCCGCAGAATGACCTGTTCAGCGCCCAGTCTTGACCCCACTGGTAAGTCGTGACAACCTAAAAAAATAGATCACACCCCCAGCCCGGAACTAGTTCCGGGTTTTTTGCTTATGCGCCAGCCATGACCATGGCGGCATGGATACTCCACCCAACACACTACGCCTGTCGCTTGATGGTGCGGTCGAACTGGTCGCCTCTGAAGATTGGCGCAATCAGGTCTATCCCGACATAGAAGGCAATAAAACCATCGGCGTGGGGCACCTGCTGACTCGATCCGAGCAGACCTCTGGCAAGATCACAATTCGCGGCGTCAGTTGCAAATGGGCCTCCGGCCTAACGGATCTTCAAGTCATGTTGCTGCTGGCACAGGACGTCGCTTCACGCGAAGCCGTGATCAACAGTGCCGTCAAAGTACCGCTGACACAAAACCAGTTCGATGCCCTTCTCCTATTCGTATTCAACATCGGTCGCACAGCTTTTGCCAATAGCACGCTGTTGCGGTTGCTCAATCTCGGTCAATACAACGCTGTGCCCGCGCAGTTGCGTCGCTGGGTTTATTCCCTTGGTCAGGAAAGCAGGGGGTTGCGTATGCGCCGCGAAACCGAGGTCGCACTTTGGTGTGGACCGACAACCACCAACGCTAAGGATTCTGTATGAAACTGTTCAGACTGATCGCCCCCCTCGCAATTGTTGCCTTCTTGGGCGGCACACTGACGGCCTGCAAGGCCGAGGTCCGACACAACCCGCCAACCGGTGCCGACATGCTGGCGCTGCTGGTGCTCGAGGGAGCTTACATTGATGCCAGGAGCACGCTGACTGAGAGGCTCGATAGCTTTCCTACCGAAAGTGGCCTCGCTCTGCTAGCTCTGCAGGAGCGATCAGATGCGCTTGTAGAGGATTTCAAGAAGGCCTGGAACTCGCCCGTTACCCTCGAACAGATTGATGTGCTTATGGCGCGAACGGCAATGTTGTACGAAGAGGGGAAAACCATCGTCAAGCCGCTCATGGCGACGCTCACGCCACAGGAGCAACTGCAGCTGACGCGTCTGAATACTACCTGGACACAGGTAAACACCGCCTACCGAAACTGGCTTACGGATCCGGCAGCTCAGGAGCGGCGTGACATGATCCGAGCTGGCATGGAGCTGGCGACGGCCGTCTTACTGGTGCTGGGCTGAATGAACTACGCAACCTTTCGTGAGCAGGTGCGCACAGGCGACCTACTACTCGTCGAGGGCGCAGGACTCGGTAGCATACTGATCCGAGCAGTCACGGCACAACAGGTATCTCACGTTGCACTTGTGGTTGCGATCGGTGACGGACTGTGGGTCGCTGAGATGCAATTAAGTGGCTACACCCTGACGCCAGCCAGCCAGCGCGTTGCAGAGATGCAAGAGCATGGCCAGGTGTACTGGGGCAAAGCGCCTGAAGCGATGCGATGGCAGCAGAGCATCATTGTTGACGCCGTTCTGGGGTTTCGTGGACATCGCTACAGCTACTGGACATTGGTGACGGTCTGGTTTGCTCAGCTGCTGCGCCGCCGCATGCCAAGAGCAATGGTTTGCTCCACGCTGGTAGAGCAGGTTTGGTCAGCAGCGGGGATTGTATTCGCGAAAACGCCTGATCCCGGTGATTTCTTTTTGCTGTGTGACGCCATCACACCACTACAGATCGATGCGAAGGAGTAGCCCGCGTGGAGCAGACGGTACTCAACTACGATGCGTGGCGCTTCTGGCTGGAGCTACTACTGGCGCTGGCGGCATTTTCGGCCACAGTTTTCGGCTGGTGGGTCACGCGCACCCGCGCGACGAGTAAAAGCATTGAGGCGATCAACGCAAAGGTCTCTGAAGTCAGTAGCTCTCTGACCATGGAGATACATCTGTTGCGCTCTGACATAGACAAGCTGGAAACCAAAGTCGAAAGCATGCCCAACCATAAGGACCTCGGCGAACTCTACAACCGCCTGTCCACCATGGACGGTCGATTGAGTGAGTTGATTGGCGGGGTCTCTGCTATGAGCCGTGGGTTGGACAATATGAACACGTACCTGCTGAACAAGGATCGCACATGAAGTACCGAGAATTAGTGGATGGCGACCAGCGTCTGGCGATCTGCCAGTTGCTGGAGCAGGATCCTGACTACTCGCACAATGAACATGTACTCAAGCAGGCACTGGGTATGTTGATGGCGCACCACATCGGCTCGGACCTTCTGCGCAATCATTTGAACTGGCTGGAGGAGCAGGGTCTCGTCACTGTGGACCGCGATAGCGTGCCAACACTATGGATTGCCAAGCTTACCGTGCGCGGTCAGGATGCCGCGCTCGGCCGGATCCGTATTGAGGGCGTTGCCAGGCCGAGGCCTTGATATGGGACGCCGACCTTCAACAATAGATCGTCTGCCAAAAGAGGCACGTGAGGCGCTCAACGCCTGGCTGCGCGATCCCGCTATCTCGCAGGCAGAGACTACCGAGCGCACCAACGCGTTGCTTGCCGAAATAGGTGTCGATCACAGAATCAGCAAAACTGCCGTCAATCGCTACTCCCAGCGTATGGAGCAGATCGGTGCCAAGTTGCGACAGTCTCGTGAAGTCTCTGAGATGTGGATCGCAAATCTGGGTAGCCAGCCCCAGGGGCAACTTGGCAAGCTTATCAACGAAATGATCCGCACCATGGCATTCGAGACGGGTGCTGCGCTTGCCGAGTCGAATGAGCCAGTACCGCCCGCGATCCTTAAAGACCTGGCACTCGCGGTGCAGCGTCTGGAATCGGCGGCCAATATGAACGAAGACCGAGAGCGCAAAGTGCGTATCGAGGAGCGCCAGCGCGTCGTGGAAGAAGCTGCAACGCGTGTTGAAGCCGCCGGTAACCAAGGCGGCATGAGCCGCGAAAGCATCGAGACCATCAAACGAGAAATTCTGGGGATCCGCTGATGGAGTCCCCGCTGCCTGTCAGTGTCCTGCTCCCCTACCAGAAGGCGTGGATCGAAGACGACGCCGAACTCAAGATCGCAGAGAAGTCCCGCCGTACCGGTTTGACCTGGGCAGAAGCCGCAGATGCGGTGTTGGCCGCTGCCGCTGAACGGTCAGCCGGTGGTACCAATCATTTTTATGTGGGCTCTACCAAGGACATGGCCGTGGAATTTATCGAGGCGTGTGCGATGTGGGCACGTGCTTTCAACAAGGCCGCATCCGAAATCGAGGAAGAGCTGCTCGAGGACGAGGACAAAGACATCCTCACATTCAATATCCGCTTTGCCTCCGGCTTCAAGATCCAGGCACTCAGCTCGCGCCCGTCCAACATGCGTGGCCGCCAGGGCAATGTCACGATCGATGAGGCGGCGTTTCACGACCAGCTGGCTGAAGTACTCAAAGCGGCGCTGGCGCTGACCATGTGGGGCTCCAAGGTGCGCCTGATCTCCACCCACAATGGTGCAGACAGCATCTTCAACGAACTGATCCAGGACAGCCGCGCTGGTAAGAAGCGGTACAGCATCCATCGCATCACGATCGATGATGCCTGCGAACAGGGTCTGTACAAGCGCATCTGCCAGGTGCGCGGCAAAACGTGGAGCCAGACTACCGAGGACGAATGGAAAGCCAACCTACTGAAGGACACTGCCACGCAAGAGGATGCGCTGGAGGAATACTACTGTGTGCCCAAGCAGGGCGGCGGCGCGTATCTCTCGCGCGCAATGATTGAGGCGCGCATGGTCGATGCCCCTGTGATCCGCTACGAGGGCACCGCCGAATTCAACACCTGGGCTGAGCATTTGCGCGAAGCTGAGATTCGCGACTGGTGTGAGGATCAGTTAAAGCCGCTTTTAGTGGCGCTTGATCCGCAGTTAATGCATGTGTTTGGCGAGGACTTTGGGCGCTCCGGAGACCTCACAGTGATGGCACCGATGACACTCACGCAGCAGCTGCGTCGCGAGATTCCTTTCCTGGTTGAATTGCGTAATGTGCCGTTCAAACAGCAAGAGCAGATCCTCTACTACATTTGCGATCGCCTGCCACGCTTCCTTGCGGCCGCACTGGATGCACGTGGCAACGGACAGTACCTGGCGGAGCAGGCCAAATACAAATACGGCAGTGGCCGCGTCGAGGAAGTGATGCTGAGCCAGAGCTGGTACCTGGAGAACATGCCCAAGCTCAAGGCCGGGTTTGAAGACGATGAGATCACGCTGCCCCGCGATGCCGATGTGCTGAATGATCTGCGCGCACTGCAGGTGATAAAGGGAATTCCGCGTTTGCCCGAGGGCAAAACGGACACTGGCAGGAAACGCCACGGCGATGCGGCGATCGCCATCGCCATGGCATGGTTCGCCAGCCAGATGGAGGTGCAGGAATACAACTACATTCCGGTTCGGTCCCGGCACCAGGGCGATGCACCCACACGCACCGTGCGCACCACGGCCGGATTTAGAAACACAGGAGACGCCTGGTAATGAAACGATCTGAGCACCCCTACCACAGGAACCGGGCACAACAAAACAGCAAAGCGCTGACGCAAGAGATTGCTCGGCCTTCACTGACCGGCATTCGCCAGGTGTGGACCACCTCTGCTGTTGCCAATGGACTCACGCCGCAACGCCTTGCTGCGATCCTGCAAGCGGCAGAGACAGGGCAGCATCACCAGCAGTTGGAACTGGCCGAGGCGATGGAGGAGCGGGACGCGCACTATGGCAGCGTGTTACGCACCCGGCGCCTGGCTATCCAGGGTCTGGAGGTGACGGTCGAATCGTACAGCGATGAACCACGCGATATTGAGATGGCGGATCTGTTGCGGGATGCCGTGCGCAAACCGGAGTTCGACGAGTTGCTTGATGATCTCACCGATGCGCTCGGCAAAGGTTATGCCGCCGTTGTGATTGAGTGGGCACACGGACGGCAGTGGTTGCCGTCCAGTTATCGCTGGTGTGATCCGCGCTGGTTTGTGTGGGATCAGGTAAGCGGTCGCGAGTTGCGCCTGATCGATGAGAGCGATCCGACAAATGGTATCGCCCTGATACCACGGCGTTGGATCGTGCATGTGCCGCGCATCAAGACCGGATTGCCCACGCGGTCCGGCCTCGCCCGCATGGCATCCATCGCCTATATGTGCAAGTCCTGGACCCTGAAAGACTGGATGTCGTTCGCCGATACCTATGGCTTGCCGTTGCGTGTGGGCAAGTATGGGCCCGGTGCGAGTACAGAGGATATCGCCACGCTCGTTTCTGCCGTAGCCAATATCGCCTCAGATGCTGGTGCGGTGATTCCCGAATCGATGGAGATGGAGTTCGTCCAGGCAGCGCAGGGCACATCCGGCAGCAACGTAATGTTTGAAGCGCTTGCGCAGTACCTGGATGCCCAGATCAGCAAAGCCGTGCTGGGTCATACCGGATCCTCTGATTCAACCCCCGGCAAGTTGGGCGGCGAAGACCAGGCCAGCGAGGTGCGTCTTGATATCCTGAAGGCAGATGCGAAACAGTTGGCTGCCACCCTCAACCGGGATCTCGGGCGTGCAATCATCGATCTCAACTACGGTCCCCAGGAGAACTATCCCGAAATCTGCTTGCCGGTACCGGAGCCGGAAGACACACAGCTGATTGTCGACGCACTGGAGAAACTGGTGCCACTGGGATTGGAGGTCGAACAATCCGTCATTCTCGACAAGCTGGGTTTGCCAGATCCCGACAGGGATGCCACGGGCAAACCGACAGGCAAATTGCTCGGCACGCCAAGGGCAACCGATGCGCCGGTGGCAACCCATCGCGCGACCGCACTCAATCGATCCAGTCCTGCACCGGATGAAATCGACGGGCTTGTGAAGCGCCTGGGTGCAGGCGTTGACCAGGTTGTCGATGGGTGGCTCAACCAGTTGCTGGATCTCGTGGATGAGAGCATTGCGCAAGGCCGCTCACTTGTGGATCTGCAGACCCTACTCCTGGAGCGCTATGGCGATCTGGACCTTGCGGAGTTGACTGCGGTGATGGGCGAGGCGATGGCGACCGCCGATCTGGCGGGACGAGCCGAGATTGCGCAAGGTGAATAGGCCATGCAATAAACTGCGCTATCCGGGAGAGAAACAGGCGCGTAACGCACTAAAGAAACTGCACCGCCAGACCCGCGACAATCCGGGCAAGCGCCGCCAACACAAAGAATGCCGGGTGTACCACTGTGAACTCTGCCAGGGCTGGCATCTGACCAGCAGCCGCAAACCGCATGCCAGTTAAGTACGGTTCACTGCCGTTCACCGAGGCGATCGATTACCTTCAGGGCAAGGTGAATCTGCCCACGCAGAGCTGGACGGATATCTGGGAGGGCCAACACGCGAAAGCGTTCACCGTCGCGGGAGCAACTAAGGAAGAGCTGCTCACTGATTTGCACAGCACAATCAATAAAGCGATCGATGAGGGCATGACGATTGACCAGTTCAGGGCGCAGTTTGATGACATCGTAAAGCGCCATGGATGGTCCTATAACGGCGGCCGTAACTGGCGATCAAGGGTCATTTACGAGACCAATATGCGCACCGCCTACATGGCCGGCCGCTACGAGCAGTTACAAGCCGTCAAGAAAAGGCGACCCTATTGGCAGTACGACCACTCTGATTTTGTCACCCATCCCCGCCCGGAGCACGAAGCCTGGGACGGTCTGGTGATCCACGCCGACAACCCCTGGTGGGATACGCACTACCCGCCGAACGGCTGGGGGTGTCGCTGCTCGGTGCGCGCACTCAGTAAGCGCGACCTCAAACGTTTGGGCAAGGATGGTCCGGATGAGGCACCGCCGCTGGAGCTGGAAGAGAAGACGGTCGGTGTGCGCGGTCCAAACCCACGCACCGTCGACGTGCCCAAGGGCATCGATCCCGGCTGGGGGTATAACGTGGGTAAAGCCAATACCGGGCAGGTGTTCGCAGATGAAGAGTGGGCGCAGTGGCAGCTGGACAACAAGCATAAGCAGCACTGGTTTCCGGTGCTGACGCGCAAGGCGACTGATTGGGGACGGCCCAGAAACATGCCGCTGTTTCCGGCGCCAGCGGCACTGGGCAAACCTGTTGATTCAAAAGCCGAGATGGTGACCGCCATGAAGTCCACGCTGGGCGGAGACTCAAAGATTTATACTGCCGCTGGTTATCCGGTGCTGGTGGATGCAACGTGGGTGGGCGAACATACTGACTATAAGCGCGCCAAGTTCTTGCCCTTTCTAGACGATCTACTGACAGACCCTTATGAAACATGGCTTAACTGGGAGCGGCATGCCAAGACTGGCGCAGTGCGGCTTTCGGTGCGGATGGTGAAAGCGTACCGTATTGGCAAGTCGGACAAGGGTATTGTGATTGCGACGCAGGTCAGTGGTGGCAAATTGCGGGCGCATACTTTCTTGCCCACCAGCAACCTGCGCTATATCAGCGACCAGCGACTGGGGGTGCTATTGCAGGGAGCAAAGGATGACGATTGAGAAAGGAACTCACCCCGCACGGCCAGGGTGGTCAAATGGCATGACTCACAGGAGCGCGGCCCTAATCATGTCACTGAACTGCAATTATAGGCGATTCTGATGGCCGGTGCCAAGATAGAAGCCAGTTGGGATACGGCAGACCTGCAGAAGGTCGATGCCGTCTTCTCGGACCTGCTCAAACAGACGGATGACCTGGAACCGCTGATGCAGGACATCGGCGAATACCTGCTACCTGCACACCAGGATCGCATCGCGCTCGGTGTCACGCCGGATGGCGAGCCGTTCGAGCCGTTGTCACCGGATTATCTGCAATCCAAACGCAAGCGCACCAGTCGCGGTGCGGACAAGATCCTGATCCTGGATGACTTCCTGCACGGGGATCTCGCCTACCAGGTGGAAGGCAATAGTCTGGCACTGGGCAGCAATGTCCTGTACGGGGCTACCCACCAGTTCGGCCGGGGCAACATTCCGCCCCGTCCGTACCTCGGTTTCAGCACCGCCGATATCGACGAGATTGAGCAGATCGCGCAGGACTATCTGGCCGAGATTCTGGACGTCTGATCGCCCGGCCGGTGCCGCCCCCCGCACAGGCCGTTTTGGCTAAAAAATAACCACCCCGTAGGAGGCCCAGAAATCGCGCACACGGGGCGCCAGCCCGACCCGCCACCGTGTTACTTGGAAAAATCGTTATTAATTGACAAATGGTGTTTAAACGGGTCGTCGAGGGTCTCTGCTTTCTTCCGCCCCCTGTCAGGTGCGTCTTGACCTTTTTCAGGCCGCGTGACACGCTAAAACCTCCCCCAAACCCCCCTGACCCGGAAGCAGTTCCGGGTTTATCGGGTATGCCTCGGGGCCGACACTGGCCCCATGTACGGACACCCCACAGCCCTCAATGCCATGGCCGCAGCCCTGGCCCCGTCAACCGAATCGGTCGGCGTGGCGTTGCTGTTGCAATCGGCCGGTACCGTCCCGGACTGGATCGAGCTGATCCCGGCGGGTGAGTTCATGGGCCGTGATGGCCGCAAGTTCATCAACGACCGCCCCGACCAGGTGGTCGCTGCCTTTGTCGCCCACCGCGCCAGTCTGCCGTTTGACGCCGAGCACAGCTCCGAGCACAAGGCCGCAAAGGGTGACCCTGCGCCAGCGCAGGGCTGGATCGAGGAACTGGACGTCCGCGACGGGGCTGTCTGGGCGCGCGTCGAATGGACCGCACCTGGTCGCGAGCTAATCGCCAATCGGCAGTATCGCTACTACTCCCCTGTTATCTACTTCCAACCGAAAACGAATCAGGTGCTCGGCCTGAAAAGCGCCGGACTCACCAACCAGCCCAATCTATTTTTTACTGCCCTTAACCAGGCAGCCAACACCCATCAGGAGAACGATATGGACTTTACAAAAATTGCACTGGCACTTGGCTTGATCGCCGCTGCTGGCGAATCCGACATCCTGCAAGCCATCAATGCGCTCAAGGAGGACAAGGCAACCGCTCTGAACCGGGCTGCATCCCCTGACCCGGCAAAATTCATTCCGGTCGAGACGCACGAGCTAGCCCTCAATCGTGCCACCACGGCAGAGACTAGCCTGGCCGCGCTGAAACAAGCATCTGTTGAAGCGGAGATCGAAACCGCCATCAATGCGGCGCTAAGTGACGGCAAGATCGCTCCCGCGAACCAGGACTACTACACCGCCATGTGCCGCACCGAGAACGGACTGGACCAGTTCAAGGCGTTCATTGCGAAGGCTCCGGCGATTGTACCCAGCCAGGGCGATGACGCGAAGAAACACCCCGGTGCACAAGCCACCGCATTGAATGCGGAAGAGCAACAGGTCGCTCAGCTATTGGGCATCAACAACGATGATTTCGTGAAAGCCAAAGACGTCGCTGTCGCTTAACGACCACTCGCCACCACAAACAACTTAATTACCCGGCCACGTAAGGAGGCCCGCTCATGATAATCACCCCCAGTTCACTCACCGCGTTGATGGTTGGATTCCGCAAGAACTTCCAGGATGGTCTGGCGATGACACCGCCGGAGCACGATAAGGTTGCCACCACCATAATGAGTCAGGGCAAGTCCACGACTTATGGCTGGCTGGGCAAATGGCCCGCGTTCCGAGAATGGGTCGGCGATCGCGTTTTCAAGGATCTGCAGGCGCACGGCCACACTATCATCAACAAGAAATTCGAATCGTCTGTCTCTGTCGGTCGCGACGAGATCGAGGATGATGAGATCGGCGTGTATGCACCGATGATGCAAGAGATGGGTCAAGCGACTTCTGCCTTTCCATCTGAGCTTGTTTTCCCGCTACTGACCGCTGGATTCGCCTCCTTGTGCTACGACGGCCAATTCTTCTTCGACACCGATCACCCTGTCGCGCCTAATGCTGACGGTACCGGGGTCGCAGCCACGGTCTCTAACATGCAGGCAGGTGCTGAAACTCCCTGGTTCTTGCTGGACACCACACGCGTCCTCAAACCCCTGATCTATCAGCTGCGCCGTGCTCCCGCATTCACAGCGATGACCAAGCAGGATGATGAAGCGGTGTTCATGAGCGATACCTATCGTTATGGCGTCGATCTGCGCGCGAACGCAGGTTATGGCTTTTGGCAGATGGCCTTTGGTTCCAAGGCTGTCCTGAACTACGACAACCTGTGGGCTGCGTATTCAGCAATGCGGGCTTTTGAAGCGGATGGCGGTCGCCCGCTCAATATCAAGCCGAATCTGCTGGTGGTGCCGGTAGGCATGGAAAAGACAGCAACCGATTTGATCAACAAGGAACACCTGGCAGGCGGCGAGAGTAACTCGCTCTACAAGAAGTTCGAAGTTCTGTCTACTGCCTGGCTGTAATTCCAGGGCGCACGAGCGCCAAGACCCCAAAAGGGGCTGATTTGATGATCGGCCTCTTTCGTCCCAACCAACACTCGAGGACATGACAGATGAGCAAAGCTAACCCGACTGCCGCCGAGAAAAAAGCTGCGGAAAAAGCTGCTGCCAAGAAGGCAGACGAAAAGAAAGCCTCTGACCAGGCTGCTGCAAACAAGGCAGCCGTCAAGGACGCATCAAGTAAAGATCCAAAATCCTTGCCACCCATTGATGTGCGTTGCGCCACTGGCGAGCGCTTCTGCCGCGCTGGACGATGCTTTGGAAACGTCAATGAGCGTGTGACCGACTACACCCCAGAGCAGCTTGATGCCTGGATGAACGAAGACCAACTCATCGTGTCATTGGCCGATGCGGATGCCGCAAAGTAACGAATACCCCCCGAGAGGGCGGCCGCTTCTGTCATAAGAAGAGGATAGCGATCGAGGTCTGCCTGTGGACCCGATCGCAAAGCCCAACCACAGGCTAAACCCGTGAACCTCGGTGGTGGATAACGGGGGATGGTGTAGGTAACCACCAAGCAAATATGACGCGATTAACCGCCCTTGAGAATTAGCGACACGATATGCCGGACCTGATAATAGCTTCCAAAGCCTACACGACCGACACGGGCGCTCCCGGCGCGTATGCGCTCTCCGGTGGGCCGGTCGATGCGCGCAAGATCTATGACGTTATGAA